CGTTGGAATCGTAATATTCCTGATGCCATCCGACGGGAAGCGGCAACCGCTGCCACACCTCAGCACGAGGAAGCGTCCAGTACAGCTGTCCGTCACTGGCGCCGATGATGATATCGTGCTCATCGTCGGCGGAATACCAGCGGCGGTGCAGCCACGCGATGGTCTCAATCGGCTGGGGAAGCGTAGCCGGTAAAAGCTCGCATGCCGCCAGCGGTCGAAGAACACCTTCTGTGGTCAGCGCATTGCTCGCGTCCACAGCATATCGCGGATCGATACCAATGCCGTCTCCGTACTGGTTCAACCCCTTAAACTCCGGGATCATCATCGTGCCGCTGTAGGCACCAAGGCTCGTCAAAGCCATTACATCATCCCCTCGGGAAGAACTTGGTCAGTAGCGGCTTCAGACGGATACATGCCGCCAGCCCCGCGCATTGCATCCGTTTCAGCATGCACCCCCGCGATCATCTCGTCGTTGACCGCCTGAAGATTCTGGATGCCTGCCTGCAATTGCTGCTTTTCAGCCAACAGTTGCTGATTCTGGGCCGCAAGTTCCTGCATCTGCTGATAGATCTGATCGTGCTCTTTCAGAACCGGCAAAATGCGCTCCTTGCCATCCACATGAAGAAGTTCAAACAAAACATAAAGCGGAAATTGAGCGCCGCCCTGCATAGCCATACTGTAAGCCTGCATGAACAACTCGTTCTGCGCCTGCTGACGAAGCGGGTTTCGTCTCTGCACCTGAACCTGAACAGTATACGGAGGAGGCGGCATATGGCCCTTCTTTGGCTTGCCAAACAGCCTTTCAGGATCAGCACTCACCTGCCGCTGCTGCTGGGTATGCTCGCGCCCAGTAACCATCATCAGTCTGTTTTTGTCGTAAAACTGACTGATCAGCCACATTACCTGCTCAACGATAGCCTTATATCCTTGATTGAGAACATTCGTTCGAAGACGAGTAATTTTACCACCAGCTTCCTGAAGAGCGCTGATCGCGCTGGCAGCCGTTACGCCACCGGCCGTTTCGCCTCGGGTAAACTGGTTTTGACCGCTGTCCTGTTTAATATCGGTCTGCATCTGCAGCATTTGCTGAGTGGCCGCGCCGGTGAAGGGCTGAGTCTGCATCCACTGCAATGCGCTGGGGTCAATGCGGTCGCCTTCAATCACGTCGCTTTCCCAGTCCAGAAGCGCCTCCTTGTCGAGCCCTGCATTTCGGTCCACCAGCAGGCGACCCTTGGACGCCATGCGCAGGTTCATATCAATGTAGGAGGCATAGCGGTTGACGTAGCGCATCATGGGCGCACATTCCTGAATCAGGCCTTCGCCTACAGGAATGCCCTCAATCGGCGTATAAACGTCCAAAACAAAGGGATAAAGGCCGTGGCTGTAAAGGTCCTTCGCTTCGTCCAGAAGTGCGCCACCGGCCAAATACGCGACGTTTATGGTATATCGTTTTGCATCCGCATCGTAAAGCCGATACCAATACTCAATCAGCATAGCTCTCTCTTCATCCGCAGGCCGTGTTTCATCCTGAGAAGGCGGCACACCCAGACTGCTGTACTCGTTGTAGTCAGCGCCGATATGAGCGGATTCTTCGGGATAGTGCTGTTCATACCAGCTCATGGGATGCCAGCTCACCTTGAACACAGCCCTCGCGTCCTGAATGGTATCAGCTGCAGGGTCCCACAAAAACGCCTCAATCGGCCAGCGGAAAACCGCAATATTACCTTTCCCGTCGTCCATCGTAGGTTCCCAGGAAACCTGAGTCACAGCTGTTCCCGTACAGAAGCAGTCCTCAACGCGTCTGCGGTGAATGCTTTCATAGTTGTTCCGTGCCATAATAAAGCGAACAATATCCGTAAGGTCTTCTGCGACCGTTTCAAATTCCTTTGTTTCAGGAAGCATGAGAGCTTCCGGCATGTTATCCATCTGGTCAGCAACGCAGTTGTTGAAGGTGGATTTAAGCGTCTGCAATTGCAGGGTGCGCTTGTCCTTCCGGCGCGAGGCCGTCATGGAATCCTGCTGCGGATCATGCAGGAGAAGAATGCTTCTGGCCTCTGTCGCACGCTCGTGCATTTCCCTGCATCCATCCTGCCAGATTCGAAGTCGGGCATACGCCTCTTCTTTTAACTTGGTCTGTTCTGCATTCAGGTTCTGCATGTTTTTCACCTCGGAAGATTGATAAAATACTGTTTCTTTGCTCCGGAGGCAGAAAGCCCTTTTTCGGCATAAGTCATACCACGAAGCTTGGATTCCACTTCCAGAAAGGCATTTCTGAAAGCGTATCCCCTACTTTGTTTCTGGGCATTTCCGTTTCTGTAGATCAACCAGGTAGCCCAGTCTGCAATGGCACGGTGCGTCCATTCGGGCAGATTCGGGCTGCTTTTGTCGTGGGTAAGTGTGGTATAGACATTGCTGTCCATACTCACGTTCTGGCCAGCAAACGCAACGACAAGCCTGTCGTAACCCTCATTGATATAATCAAGTAGGTACGGCATGAAATCGCCCAAATCATCAGCGTCGTTATTGGTCTGGTGCATAACCGCATTTTTGAGTTCCAGCAGATTCATACCGCACCTCCTGTATTACAGATTCGGATACTTGTTCTTCAGCTGCAGGAATACGGGAACTTTCACGTCCACATATTCTCCGCGCTTGATTTGCGTCACGACTCCATTCACAACGACGGTTTCAGTCTGGTCCACCTTGGCGTCCGTGTCCCCCTCTTCCAGGAGCGGAAGAATGATACGCACAGTGGTTGCGGTATCCTTAGGAGCTTCAGGAGCGTTTTTCACAGAAACGCCGTCGTTCAGAGCACTGGGATTCATCTTAGCCATGGATTCTCCTCACTTTCTGCATAAAAGAAACGGGGTAAACCCGTGGATGAGTCTACCCCGTTGGTGTGTTATTGTCAGGCTGTAGCGCCGTGTTCGAGACGTACGATGAAAGCATCCTGAAGGATGGTGCAGCAGAAGCCCTTCACCTTCCACGCAATGGTGCCGCGCTGCTCCAGAGGATCAGCCGCGCCGGCAGAGCCGGGAGGATTGATGATGATCTTCACATTTTCGCCGCCTTTACCAAGCTCGATGTCGCCAAAGGCGTTCTGGCCGTAGATGACGGTGCCATAGATATTGGATCCATCAGCAGCACCGCCGGTAGGAATGATAGTGGTGCCACTGCCCCAATTTTCGCTCACAGTGTCATCAGGCATCCAGCGGAAAGTAATGGTCTTGGCGGAAGCATCCACTCGGTCAATACACATCAGGGTTGTGGTATCGCTGTTCGTCACAGCAACCAGCTTGCCGGTCAGTGCGCGAGCATTATCATGGGTGATGGTATTGCTGAACGTAACCTTCCTGGCAGCAGCATCAACGGCAACCACAGTCAGGCTGGCAGTAGTGCCAAACAGATAAGCTTCGTTCTTGAACACCTTGGCGTTGGAGCTCTCATAGAACTTCACTTTGTACAGGCAACCCAGCTCGTAACGCTCGATCTTTTCCTTGTCCTGGTACTTGGCCACGTCGATCCACTGTTCGTCGGCAGTGAGGTCGTAGATGGCGTCGGGATGGACGATGGCGTGATAGAAGCCGTCCTCAAAGGGCTGGCAGTTGTTGCGGCGCAGGGTGCGCACAGCCTTCTTAATGTCGTCGGGGGTCAGTTTGTCAGCCGCGGTGATCTCCAGACGGGAGCTCTTGCCACCAGCATACTGGACGTTCATGCCAGCCATGAGAGCGTCACGGCAGATGGTGTCCAGAAAAAGAACAGCCTGATCGGAAAGCAGCTTGGCTACCTCCTGATGCATGTTATCCAGCTGGTAGAAGTTCAGCTCGTCAGTCAACTCCACATGACGGCCGTAAGGCTTGACCATAGCGGTCAGAGCGGTCTGGCGGATCTCCTGACCATCAGGAGTGATGCCTTCCTTCAGGGGCTCAACAACAGCCGCATAGGGAACCATGCGGCGGAACTGCACATGCTTGCCGTTGTGCTCGGGCAGGGTGCGCTTCTGGCCATCGCGGCCATGCACCATTTCGGGGCGAACGTTCTCCAGAAGAGTACGCTCGTAATAATCAACTACACCAGGAGCTACGCCCTGGCTGGTAGTGAGATTCAGATTGTCAAAAAGGGCCATGCTTCACATCTCCTTGTTTTATTAACGCATGTCCACCTTCCCGTTTTTTGCCAGCAGGGCATTCAGCTTGGCAAATTCCTGATCAGACATCTTGGCAATGGACACATTGCCCACGGACACACCGTTCGAGGAACGGATCGGAGATGGAACGTGCTGTTTCGGCTGGCTGCCAAAAGTCTGCAGAACATCCACGAAGTCCTTGCCGCCAAGAATCATCTCTCTGGCTTGCGGGTTGGTGTTGTAGATAGCCATCACGTCAACGCCGGTAGCACGATGAAGAGCGTCGGCCTGTTTCACAAGCTCTCCCGCACGCTGATGAGCCTCCGCATATTCGGGGCTGAGTTGCTGTGCCTGAGGGCTCACGAAACGGCCTTGTTCATCACGAGGATGCTGCGCGACGTTCTGGCTGGGTTGCTGATTGATTGGGAGACCTTCCTTCATGCGGAGGTATTCCGTTGCACGTTCCAGGGACTTAAATTCACCGGAATCAACCAGATCCTGGGCGTCGCGGGCAATGATGCGTTCCAGAAGTGCGTTTTGGCGTTCCTCCATGCGGGCTGTTTCAGCCTGCCTTTCAGCGTCCCATTTGGCACGTTCTTTTTCCATCCTGCCCTTAAACCAACCAGGTTCCTGCTGGGGCTGTGCGGGAGTGGTCTCGGGGGTGGGCTGCTGTTCCGCAGGCGATTCACTGACGCCAATCACGTCAGCCAGCGTCTGAGGTTCATTCGCAGGAGCCGCAGCGGTACCATTCTGCAGGCTGGAAGCGATAGTGTTGACAGCATTATTTTCCATGGTTCAACCTCTTTTCTCGGCTCCGCAAATCACGGGCCATATATTGCAAAGCCGCAAATCACGGCAAATGCATCAATATTGGGTAAAGGGATCGTATTCCTTGCGCTGCGCCTGCTTGTTCTCTTTTGCATTCAGCGGACGTGCCATGCAGAAGTATCGGGTTTCGTCGTAGATGTGGTCTTCAGCTTCGGAGTCAACATCCTCCGCTTTACGCAGGGAATACGGCAGCGCAGGAATGGTGCGAATGAACTCCTCGCACGTGTTGAAGATATACATCATCGGGCGGCCGTCTTCACGGAACCGGAAACGCTCGTGAAGCTCCAGCTTGCCGGGCAGACGTGTGTTTTCACCGGGCCGGAAGTAGACGCCAGGCGCTCCGTCACGGGGTTCCATCAGCTGTGCTACGCTGTCGCCGCGGGATCGGTCGAAGATGGCCGGGTCGGCAATGCGGTCAATGCGGATGTTGTCCGCTGTCTCGTGCAGTCGTTCACGCTCCAAAATACCATCCACAATCTGCCGCGGTGTGATCCTGATGCCTGTATTTGGTCGGCCAGGCTCACAACCGTACCATTCGCGGTAACGGTACGCGCATCCGCGGGGATCGATTGCCCACCAGCCGACGCTGAACGGTTTGGAGTAACCATGGTCGAACGTCATATAACGCGGCCAGCTGGTAGGAATTTCGAAAGGCGCAATAACGTGGGTGCCGATTCGGTCGTAATAGTGTTCCGGCTTGTCCGTCCACTCAGTGAATACCTGACCCTCGAAAGCATTCCAGTCGCCGTGCAGCAGGGCGTTACGCAGAGCTTCAGGCTTTGCTTCCAGCTGGAAAATGTAATCTTCGCCGATGTGCGGGTTTTCCGTCACAAGCGCCGGAATGTATTGCTTTTTGTAGATTTTCGTTTTCTTGGCGGCTTTGCTCTCGATTTTGATTTCGATCAGCTCGCCATAGGGACCAGCATCAACGAACATCTTCTTGACCCAGCCATGGCCGATATCGCCAGGGTTGGAAGAAGAACGGATGCAGGGATGAACGCCCAGTTTCTTTTTGGCGCGCAGACGAGTTTTCAGGAAATCGTAAATCTCCTGTTCAAAGCTTGTCAGCTCGTCAAAATACAGCCACTGGATTTCTGCGCCCTTGTAGGAATACATGTCGGCCAGATGAGCGCAGTGCCGGAAATGGATGACGGATCCGTTTGGGAATGCGATCTCGTGTCTGGTGGCGTTATACTGCCCAAGGCCATCAGGATAGCTTTCTCTGGCCTCCTTGATGATCGTATCTTCCAGCTCGTTGTAGGTACGGCGGAAAATATAGGCATGCGTACCAGGGTACATCAGACATCGGAACAGTGCGTCCATAACGATGGCTTTGGACTTTCCGCCGCCTGCTGCACCGCCAAACAGGATTTCGTTTGCTTTGGAAGCGTGAAACATTGCCTGTTTGGGTGTCGGCTTGTAGTCGATGGTAAAGTTTCCGCCTTTGAATTTAGCCAAATATTCCACGCTCCTTTCAGAAAAGTGAGAGCTGCCGATGGGAGTCGAACCCGCAGCCTGCTGATTACAGAACAGCCGCTCTGCCAATTGAGCTACGGCAGCAAGTGACCCGCAGTCTGGCTCTGATACCTGCGGGTCGTCGCATAGGAGGGAGGCACACCAATACCTCTGGCTGTGGAAGCTGGGATTGAACCAGCGCATACAGGAGTCAAAGTCCTGTGCCTTTCCGCTTGACGATTCCACAATGAAAAATCCGCCCTGCTCGGACTGCGCCAGCGGTGCTCACTGCACCATGGTCGCACAGGGCGGTGTTGAAGAGGTGTCATGCTCCGGCAAGGGAATGCCGTGCAGTGGAGCGACCGGCTGGATTTGCACCAGCGCTTCATGGTTCTCGCTGCTGAACTACGGCCGCATGGCGGGAAGTACAGGATTCGAACCTGTGGAACG